TAGGCATCACTAAACTTTTTTTTCTTACGCAAAATCTCAGCTATAAACGAATACTTATTTTCAGTAATAACAAATTCATGATTTAGAATTTTACCACGAGAAAATTTAGGAATAGGCGTAGAAATAGAGGCATGTTTTAACCATTGTATAAAACTCTGGACAAACAAATTCGTGGAACGTTCACGGCACTCCATGCAAACAATAGCCTCCTTGCTATCTAATTAAATTTCGTGTTTGTAGTTCTTCTCTTTATAGTTTTTCTTAACCGCTGATTGACCCCTTTCGGATTTCATTCCTTTTGACTTTTCATTTCCAGTTCTTGTCATTGGATCTTTTATTGGTTTTCCCATTTTAGCTTTAGTACCCTTCATCTTTTTTCTTCCTTGCCATCTTGGCCATATTGACTTTTCCGATTGAATAAAATAATATCTTAAAATGAAAAGTCGCACATATTATTACAATATATATAAACATTATTTGAAAACATTTTGCGAAAAATGTAAGACATCAAATAATCTAGTTATTCATCATATTGATGAAGATATTTCAAATAATCTACCCCGCAACCTTACAACACTTTGCAGGAAGTGTCATCAAATTGAACATAAATGTTGGGAAAACCTTCCTGATAATACTGGATCTAAAAGAATTAAACCTAAAAAATGTATAAAATGTAACAAAGAATTTTATCATCATCATGGTTATTCAATTCAAAAATATTGTTCCCAGCAATGTTATTTAGGTTTTATTCCAGAAATAGAATGTAAATGGTGCAAATGTACATTCAAGCGAATCAAGGGACATACAAAACAACTATTTTGCTCGCGCTCTTGTGCCATGAAAAATAGAAATTCTATTTTTTCTTAGCTCGTTCTTTTCCCATTTCCGAGTATTTTGTCATTGCCTTTTGGCCATGTGCTTTTCTTCCAGCACTGGCAGCAATTGCTCCTGCGCTTTTTTCAGAATATCCTTCTTTTTCTACCTTCTCTTTTAATGCCTTGAAGCGCGATCCAGAGCCTAACTTTGCCTTAGCCATTTTAATATCCTTTTGCTTTCATTGGTTTACCTTTGGGTCCTTTCATGCCTACTTTAACTTTATTCTTTTTTTCACCAGTTTCGCCTAAATTTCTTTCTTTACTTTTGTCTTTCTTGCTTTCTGGTTTGCGATCTTCTTTGCGTTCTTCTTTGTTCATTTTATTTTCCTTTTTTCTTTGCTTGACGTTGAACACTGTATCCAATCGCAACAGCTTGCTTAATTGGTTTTCCACTGTCAATTTCTTTCTTTATATTTTGCTGTCTAACTTTATCGCTTGTTGATTTTTTAAGTGGCATTTTGAACTCCTTTCTTTAGTTAAAATAAATCATTTTTTTGCGAAAAATCTTTGTGACAAATGGCAAAATAAATAAGTTCTGAAATATTAAATGTAAATGCATTTCTTGCGCGTATTGTTATTGTATCATTGCTTTGTTTATATTTTACTTTAAATTCATTAGCAGTAATAAAAGCATCCATTTTTCTGTCACCATTTGTATATTCATAATTTCTGGATGTCGTTAAATTTTGATTTATATTTAAACTAAAATATCCATAAACCCTATTAACCCATTCATATAAAATGCTTGTATTGGTTACGTAATTTGCAGATAACATATCTAAATCTAATAAAAGCGCACTTACTGAAGTTAATTTAGTATTGTTATCATATGCAAATGTAGTAATTAAACCACCATTTTTATAAACATTATAATTAGCAACTCCCAAAAATTGATCTACAGTTGTCGAAACATCTATTGACATAAATTCCTCATGATATCGGATAGCTTATAATTACTACACCGTCGCCACCAGTGCCGCCAGTAAATCCTGAAGCTGCTGAGTCTCCTGCGCCGCCGCCTCCACCGCCTGTATTTGCAGTACCATTGCCACCATTGGCAGCATTGCCGCCCGTACCGCCTCCGCCAGCCCCTGGAGTGCCAGATGTGCCGCCAGTAAACGAACCGCCCGAGCCACCGCCCGCATAGGTTACAGAAGAGCCGCTAATCGAGCTTGCTATACCTGCCGCCCCAGCTCCACCGCTTGTTGTTGATGAAGTGCCGCCAACAGCATTTGCACCCCCTCCACCGCAGCCACCTAACGCGCTAATCCCGCTTGTTCCTCCGTTTTTACCTTGATAAGCGGTTCCAGTTCCGGCTGCCGCGTTTGTGGCTGGTCCTCCCCCTGAACCTCCCGCTTTCCCGGCTGTCGTCGTAGAACCCCCTCCGCCTCCACCGCCATCAGCGGTGAGGCCATTGAATGTAGTGGCTATACCACTTGTGCCCTGGGCTCCTGATGTTCCGCCCCCTGCACCACCTGTGCCAACAACGATAGAATAACCTGTGCCAATCGCTAAGCTTGCTCCGCCCACAATCATTCCGCCTGCGCCACCACCGCCACCACTACGTAAATTTGCCTGTGTTCCGCCGCCACCACCACCACCGCCGACCATTACGAAGTCTACCGCTGCATAAAAATCTGTTGTGTCTACAGCCTGTTGCGTTCCTGCTAAATCATTTATTCCGGCTGCAACTGCTATCAGAGGTGTAAAGGTTCCAGATGTAGTAAATGTATGAATACGTCGGTTACCACTAGTAGTAATTGTTCCGCCCGTAGCCATCATGATTCCATTTGGCCTTCCAGGCGATAGAAAAGAGTTATTTTTTCTCATGAGCAAATCTCGTATGAAGCGTTTGCAACTAATGTGTTTGCTGTGCCTGCGGTTATTCCTAAACTACTATCTTCCGTAAGATATATCGCAGTGTCTTTGCTGATTACGACCAATGTAGAATTTGCTGGAATTGAAGTCACAGAGCATAGAGCAAATGCCGTTCCAGCCAAAGCCGCAGCGCTATAAACATTAATCGTACAGTTACGAGCTACAGTATCGGTATTCGCTACCACCAAAGAATTCACTTTAACAATTGTACCGCTTGCGGCTGCGTTACTAATAATAGAGTTCGCGCTTGTATTTGATGGCGCTACGCTGGACTTTGTGCCAGATATCGTCGTGAGAGCCAACATATTCGGATTTGCCATTTAATTATCTCCCAAAAAGTAATGCCATTGCGAATGCTTTGCCGATTGTGATACTGCCACCACCGACAGCGGCATCGACGTATGCTGTGGTAGCGATTTTCGTTGAATTATTACTAGCCGCCTGAGTGGTTGCTGTTACATCACTGGCTAGGGCACATGTCGGCGTATTGTTTGCTGTCAATGTAATAAAGTCTACCCACGCCGCCCCGTCAACATCACGGGCTTGAAGTATCATCGTGTTACCAGCGCCTGTGCCAGTGCGATGTGTTAATCCATAAATATTTGCCCATCGAACTGTAGCCGTTCCTAGGTCATCTGTATTGTCTGTATCGGAAAGCAGCGTCGTGTTTATAGCTACAGCTGCTAAGTTTGATAAAGCTGTGTTGGCACCTGAGCCGCCAGCTGCTACCGCTGCATCTGTATAAGCTGTAGTTGCAATAGTTGTATTGTTCGTTGATGGTGCTTGAGTAACGGCAGTTACTGCTGTCCCTATCGAGCCTGTTGTGAATGTAAATGTAGTAGCAGACATCCCCGAAAGAGCGCCGCCTGTGATAGTTTTTCCGGTGAAAGTTAAGGCTGCTGGTAATGATAAAGTCCAAGTTCTATTTGTCGATAAATCTTGAGCGCCAGCGCTGCTTGTTATTTCATTTGCAGTGCCTGCAATTGTGATAGTAGTGGCTGGATCTACATAATCAGTCCCAGCCGCAGCAATCGAAACCACGCCAGTTGCTGTAGTATTTTTCATCAATCCAGTTGTAAGCAAACTCAGGGCTTGTTCTGCTGACAGTCCAGCATTAGGAGTTTGCGTTATATACGTCGCATTCGTGGGTGCTCCCGAGGCTGCTGAAGCATCCACGTAGGCCGTGGTAGCAATGCGTGTACTATTATCGTTAGCGGCTTGCGTTGTTGCTGTTACAGCACTTGCAAGCGAACATGTTGGTGTGTTGTTTGCAGTTAAAGTTATGAAGGCTGTAAACGCCGCTCCATCTACATCCCAAGCGCCAATATTTAACGCATCTGCCGCTGTATGTCCGGTGCTTAATCCGGCACTATAAATTTGTCTATAACGATGAGTTCCATCACCCGCATCAATTGTGTTATCAGCGCCAGGCAACAGAGATGTATTTATTGCAACTGCACTTAAATTATTTAAACTTACATTGGCTTTAAGTGCGCCTAAAGTGTCAGCATAAGCTGTAGTAGAAATCTTAGTTGAGTTGTCATTAGCGGCTTGGGTTGTGGCCGTAACTGCTGAATTTAAACTAGCAGTAGGCGGATTGTTTGAGGTAATTGTCAAAAAGTCCGTGTATGTAACTGCTGTTGGGTTATAGCCCCTAATATTTAGTGTATTAGCTGCTATGCCTCCGCTGTTTAAAGTAAGCGCATAAATATCTTGCCATCTGGCAGTAAGAGTTCCCAAATCATAACTGTTATCTGTGTCAGGAGGTAAAGCGCTGTTAATAGAAACGCCAGAAAGATTGTTTAATTCTTTTTTTGCAAAGGTGCTTGGTGAAGCTGTAAATTGTGAAAACAAGATTGGATCTGTTCCCACAACAGTGACAGTGGCTGATTGCAACCATGAAGTTTGAGCATATAAAGTCCCTTGCGTTACAGGAACTAAATTGCCGGGTTGAATTTCAACATTTGTATCATAATCTGTAGCTCTTGTGAGCACCCAGTTTACCGCGCCTGAACCCACGGTTGTAAGGGTGTATATACCGTTTTCTTCTTGCGCTGTTTGGAATGCTACAAGTACTCTATCGTTCAATGCTGGTGATACACCATCTGTGCTAAATGCTGCCATAGCTCCAGTGTTTGTAAGTGTAGCTCCTACACCCCCAGCTCCATTTGCATATGCAGCCGTTAGATTAGCTGTGGATGTGGCCACTACTGCTGGTTTAACGGTAAGTCCTGCGCTAATCGTGTCCGCATATTCCTTGGTGACTGCATCTAGCGGTCCTACAGGGTCTCCGCTTAGTTGAAGCAAGCCTGTCATAATGCCACCATTAATGGGCACATAAGGCACATGGCCTACGCTACCAAAGAAATATCCTGATGTGGTTGTGTAGGCAATAAAGCATGGCAAGACTGCTTGCGTTCCGCCAGTAGGAATTGAGGATGTTAAATCGCCACTACTGCTTGGGCTAAGGTAATAGAGTGTATTTGCTACCAATCCAGATAGGCCGCTAATGAATCCTTCTTGCATTACAAATATGTGATCTACATCGGCAACACCTGAAACCATTCCCACAACTTGTGCATGAGCTTCGGTATCTGCTTGAGCGGCTATAAAACTTCCCGCCGATAGTCTTACTACCTTTCCCTTTACAAGCCCGTGACCAACTTGTAATACTGGATTTGATAAAGAGTTAGTTGCTAATAAACGTGCTGAGTTAGCCATTATGCCACCGTCCCATATACTGAAATTGTGCCGCCCGTGAAGAATGCTGTATTAGCACCAACAGGGTAATCTAAGAACAAATAGAAGCCAGTTAAATTTAGTGTATCTCCCACATATATCCATGAGTCGTTTTCAGTTGCATTTGGTCCACCACCGCCATGTGCTATATCAGAAATGTTAACCGAAGGAGGATTGCCAGTGGCGGGTGAAACTGTTGCGCTTTGAACGGCTATATTTGTTTGATATACGTTTTTATATAAAGTTGTTGAAGGGGCATTTTTGATTCGCGCATCGAATTCAAAGCTACCACCAGCCACGGTACCAAATGTTGCTGCTAACACCCCAAATGCTGTAGTAAGCAAATGAGCATTTGTTTTGTTTGCTTGCCCAAAGTTTCTATAGGTTGCTGCGCCAGTTCTTAAAATACCATTAGTATAAACTTGCATTTTCAAAGCATTCGCTGCTGAATTTCCTGTACCATCAGCCACAGTAATTCCACGCCCTACTATTCTGATATCGGTGTAGGTTCCATCAAGAAGATTTGCGCCAAAATCTAGGAATGTATCGCCATTGTTCAATGTGAAAGTTTGTATAAGCTGGTCGCCGCCAGGAGCTGAAGGTGCGGTTACTGGCAATGGTCTTTGTTCAAGTATCCAGCCATGCTTGCTTGCCAAATCTGTTTGCACATAGAGTGGCTTTGTAAAAGTACCTAAGCCTGCTGGTGCAATCTGAGTTAAGAATCCTGGGTTTGTCGTCGAGAGATAACAAATCGTACCACTTGCAATCGCACCGCCAATATCATCAACTGTTACAACATTGGTTATTTTTCCACTTTGTTGAATTGTAAAGCTAACAGCTGGAACTATATCTATAACAACCCATTCTACTTGACTGCTTGCAAATGCGGTTGCATCTCCAAGCGCATACGTGTCATCACCTGTGCTATAAATCCAATTTCCTTTGACAAAAGTATGTGTTACATCATTTATCGTTTCAGTGCTTGTATCCACAACTGCGCCGCCACCATCTGGAGCAGGTTCACCGCCTATGATAAAGCCACGAGATTGTCTTAACTGGCCGCCTGTTGCCGTTTCAGCAATGAATACTGGCAGTGAGACTTCGCCATTTATAACTGGTTCATTTAATGTCATTGCGCCTAAGACGGTGTCACTAAGGAAGTAAATTCCCCCTGGTGTCAAGGGTCCAGGAGGCGTAACATTAAATGCTACTCCATCAATGAACCCTACTACCTGAAGTGTAAAATGGATTGTGTCAGGATTAACGCTGATTACCATTCCGGCTTCTTCGGCGGTTAATGGTATGGTTGATAACGTTTTTTGATAAAGCCCTGCTGCATCTACATATACGTGGTCGCCCTCTACAAGATTGTGACCTGGCTGTGCAATGACTTTAATGATTGAACCATCAGTTCCGCCACCTGTAGAGAATGCTACCCAGGCCCCGTTTTCATAACCAAAAAACTGATTCAGGTTAGTATCATAATAGGTATCACCATCAACTGGTGCTACGGGTCTATTTGCCGTTACATGCGCTGGCCAATGCATTGCACCCCAAGTATCACCGAATCCAGTTTGAAGGTTAGCAGCCACACCTGCCGTTGGAATTATAAAGTCTCCAACTATGTTTAAATTCGTATCTGTAATCTGAGTTCCATTGCCTGTCCAGTTAGCGATGGATTGACGCATAGGGTTACCAGTAGAAATTACGTTTCCGGTTCCAGCCCCCCCAATGAATAACTTTGTTAGTCCCGTATTGGTTGCATTTCCTACCCAGGTCTCATTGGTCTCAAGCATAGGAAGGTTGACATAACTAAACGGCGTATTAGGATTGCTACGCGTAATCTGTACGTATTCACTTCTATCGTACTTTGGCATAGTCTGTTCTATGATAGTATCGATGTTCTTAACCATCACAACCAGACGGTTAAAATCTTCATTCAATTGCGCCATCGAGACAACGCTTGAATCTTCATAAATAGAGAATCTATCAATAGGCATTCTGCCCACGATAGTTACAGTAAATCCAATCGTTGGATTTACTGTTAAAGTAACCGTACCGCCTGTATTTAAACCTGCGCCTGTAACCGCATAATCAACTCCATAAACCAATATGTTAAGCGGATCTTCCTGGTCAAAGTTATCAGCTGGATCTGACAAATAAACAAACAAATCTCCATTGTCAAAAAATGGAAAATCCACTACAAATACAGGAACGCCACCAGCATAGGTATATTGCTTGCGGGAGGGAAATGCATTAACTCTAATGTTGCTCATCTTCTAGTCCTTTTCGGCTGCGCCAAGCTCAGTTGCTACGCCTTTCGTTATTTGCATATTTAAATATCTGATATACCAAAGATTCTGGTAAGGTATTAAACGCAAGATAGCGGCTGCGTCTTTTGTGTCGTATTTTTCTTCGCCTTTAAATTTCTTGATTGCAGGTGAGATTAATGTATTTGCCACATCATCAATAATGCCAATCTCTGGTCCCAAAAAATTACCTACCATCCCACGATTTGTCATGCGCGATACGGGTTGACCAGGCAACCATCCTTGCTTTTGAAAAATATTAATTGGTTCCATTAAAATGCCAAATACAGCGCCCCTATCTAAACCTTCTCTTAATAATTTCTCTGGGCTTAAATCTATGTCCGCTGTTGGGTCTTTTGCTAATGATGTAAGCACATATGAAAGCGATCCCATACTTGTTACTGCCATCAAAGACAATATTACATCGTATTCACGCTGACCTAGCTTCTGTAAGCCAGACAATAATAGTTTTTGTGTGGCGGCAAATAAGAAATCCTTGAAGTGCAAGAGTATGCGGCCCAGCAAATGATCAGCCCATGCAGGCACTTCAGATTTACTGCTTCTTAGGGTTGAGTGAGCAATATCTGTTGCTATGCTTGAAGTGAATTCTTGGAATGCTTTATTGCGTTCTGCTGTGTTCACATTCCACTTGTCATGACCCGACCAATACGCACCGTTTTCTACACCTCCCGACTCTTTGAACATGTCATAAATGTGACGTTCACTTTCTTCTGAGATTGTGATGTTGCGCAGTCTGATACGGTCGCGTTCTGATATCTTTCCTTTCTCTACTTTTTTGGCAATATTGCGTAATGTGCGTGAGATTGAAATATGCCCAGCCATTGATTCAACAGCATCAGATAATTGGTTAATGCCCGTAGCATTATAGAACATAGTAACTGCTGGCTCCGCTATCTTGCGCCACCAACCTTGTTCAATTAATAAATCATTATTATCAATGAATGCTTTAGCGATTTGCCCTATCTCTGTATTGAGAGCAAACAAGCCATCTTTTAAAGAATTCTTATTCATCTTGAAGGCTGAATTTTTAGTTCCAATTCCACGCAGCGTTGGCAATAAAATATCTTGTGTCCAGTTAAAGATACCTTGTCTAAATGGGGCTACCATTATGTCAGCTATACTTGATAAGAATGCACTTCCCAACATTCTTTGGCCATTATACTGACGAAGGCGCGAAACGAATCTAGCAAACCCAGGCCCAAGGATGCTTTCACCTTTTCCGCTCAATCCATATTGTTGCTCAAACATAGCGTTAAGACGCGCCAAATCTTTCTTCTTGGCTTTTTCTAATTGAGTCGCCTTCTTTCCTTCGGTACCTTGCATCTTGAACTGATAGTCATCGGTAATACCTTGAACATAGAATCTCTTGAGTTCTGTTTCATCTGCAAAGCCTCTGGCTTTGGCAACTTTGGTGAATGCAACCGTGGCTGCTGTTTGTCTACCATAGTTATCTAACATATCCCAAATATTGCGATTATAGAAATCTGCCGCTCTTATAGTTCTACCATCAAATGTAGTAGTTGAATAATCCCATGGAATGGTGAGCACACGTTGTTGCAAGGGATCTGGTTTGCCGCCACCTGGTCCACCAATCACGGGATTCATGAAGCGTTCGACATCTCCACCAGTCATGCGAAGAAAGGATTGATCGACAGCGGCCATCAAATCGATAGGAGTCTTGTTACCAGAGGGAACATGTCCATCAGCGGTTAAGTATTTTGGATCGATAGCATTGAATAAGGCTTCCTGAGATTCGCCCATTGCGTTCTTCAAATCTTCAAGTTCAAGTTCTAGTTCAGCGTGGCCTTTGAATCTTGCTAGTTTATTTGTTTCGCCAATAATTTTAAGCTCTTTTATATGCGCATCTACCTGGGCTTTCTCTTTAGTCTTTTGAGCAAGTTCCTTTTCCAGTTTCTTCCGTTTCTTAATCTGTTCATTTGTAGGTTGTCCTTGCTTCTCAAGCTTTTCAATTTCTTTCTTAAGTAATGAGATTTCTTTCTTTGTTGCTTTTTCTTCTTCTCTAATTCGTTGTCGTTCTTGTTTGGCCGCTTGCCTTTTAATTTTCAAGTCATTTCTAGTTTTAAGCTTTTCATTTTGAAAAACTTTATACTCTTCGGATTGCTGCATTGCATACATCTTGCCGCGTGCTTTCTCATACCCTTTTTCGGTATCATTTCGTGCTTTATTAAGTGGTGCTAAACGCTGCTTATTAGCTTTGAAATAATCGTTACATTCCTGATACCATCTTGTTAACAATAACTTCAATTCTGAATGGTTGCGTATAATATTGTTTCTATTCCAATGGCGCGTAAAATAGTTATCAAACTTTGGATCTAGAAACTTCTTATTTAGCAATCCTAATTCAACAAGTTCTTGCTTGGTCTCTTGCAGATGTTTTCTAACTGCGTCTACCGCTTTATTGATGGGATCATAAGATGATTTCTTACCGCTCTCCATAGCCTCTTGAACAGCAATGCTAAAGTCTTCCCGACCAAGACCTTTACTACCTTCTGCAATACGGGAGCGCACACCTTTAAACAGTCCTCCAACTACGCCCTGCTGCTCCATAAATATCTCATTGACATCAACCATGATCTTTCTAGTTTTGTTGCGAGCTTGCGTAATAAAAATATCCACTGGGATATCATTAGCTTTATTCTTAGTGATGTTCTTATTCACATTGAGAGCTGATGTTGTTATATCTGTGGCAGCCATGTTGGCTATAGGTGATTCTGAATTACGCAATCCGCCTGCGGGTGCAATGTTCATGAGTTTGCGAACCCAGCCAGGTAACGTTGCAACTACATTATCATTATTCATTTCAAATGCAGTCAACGGATCCATATTAAATACATATGACCGTGGCGCCATTGTAGGGGTTGGATTGCCACCCGCGATTACATTAGTTGTTTGCTGCTTAGCATGTCTTAATGTTGCACCTGACACTATGCCTGGGACCGCAGCTCCTAATACACCACTGATAGCCGCTCCGGCCATTACGCCATAGAAGCTGTCTTGCAATTCTCTGGTTTCCATCAATCCAAGCATAGCGGCTTCTTGGATGGCCGCTGAACCTGCGCCAAGCAATGCCGCATGTCCTGCTGTTTTAGCCAATGCGGCTGCTGTTATTCCGGCCTTACCTGCTAAAGCTCCTTTATATGCTACTGTAGCCGCTTGCACTATCTTAGAGCCTGGTATCATCCAATTTATTGGATCGCCCATTCCTGCCAAAGCAGCTTCTCCAAAATAAGTCCATGGATATTCTGCAATGATAGCTTGATTATGCTTTTCTCGGTCCAGTTTGAGAGTAGTTAAGTCTGTTTGTTCAGGATTAACATTGTCTATGTAATGAGGGATATCTTCTTCTGTAAGATATCTGTCTGGGATGTATTTCATTACATCGTAATTTGGCATGGGGGTGTTATCAGTCATGCCCTTTTCAATTAGATTGTAAACTTGCCCATATGTTGTGCCTTCAGCTACAGCGCCTTCCGTTATCAGCTCTGAGCGCTTTGGCCTTTCAGGTTCAGGAATGCCTGGCGTGGTTTCAAATGAGCCAAAATCTTGCGCTTGTGTGGACATAGGGCGCACAGAATGTTTAACCTGGTGCTTGGGTATGGCTGGGGTCTCAATCGTTTGCTCAGCGCTTGCTGTGACAGGCGTATCTATATGTCCTGGCTCATTGGCAAATGGGCTACCTTTGATGTCATGACCTTGTCCTGCTTTTTGTAATGGTATAGGTTGCACTATTCTGCGCCTCCTATCTCAACTAACTTCTTCTTAGTAGCTTCTTTTTGACGATTGATTTTCTCGTTTTCAATCCGCTTAGGAATGGATATCTTTTCTTCTTCGATTTTGGCAAGCTGTTCTTTGCTGGTTTCTGGCACAAGCAAACCTTCAAATGTGATTCCATATTCTTCAAGCATGACCGCTAATCGATTACGTCCTCCTGCAATCTGGGCTGCTTTATTAATTCCGGTCTGCGCTACTTCATTGTTCATCTTCTCAACCATCGCCGGAACTACTTCGTTTGGTCCCTTGAATGTCATGGCAGCATTGCCAAGATTCAGCTTACCATTCCTGTCTTTGGTGACTGCAAATATGGGATTACCGTTCTCAGTTTGCACAACATACATTAGTTCATTAAAACTAGTCGATTGATTGTAGCTGGGCGAGATAAAATATACCCTTTGGTCTTTGCCGCCAATGTTCAACCACCACTCACCTTTGTCATATTTGTTGTTGTACATTTCTTCTTCAGATATGGCGTCAGGGAATTCAGGCATCTTTTTTGACCATTTGATTTCATACGGCAGCGCATCTGGAGTTTCTTGCGCATTCAAAACCATTTCTTTCAAAAAGCGTGTAGCCTGATTCCTGACAATGTTTCCGTAATTGTAGAAAGGCAGTTTCTCAGGAGGGTTGTAAACAGGTGTTCCTTTTTGACCAAACATGGATATGCCAGCATTTCTTGTTAAGGTTTTTTCGGCAAAATCTTTGGCATCGCTCATATCGCCATATAAGTCAAAAGCATCTCGGAGTTCTTTGGCTGCATCATCGTAAATTTTAGCGCCAGGTTGCGCTAAAGTATTACTGATTTTAGAACCATAAACGCTCTTTACAAAATCGCTAACAGTAGATGCATGGTCTTTGAGTTCTTTATTCCAAGCATCATCACGTCGCTTTTTAGTTTCTGCATCTACATTCAAAATCTGGGAATCTAAACGTTGAACTACTAATTCTGGAATCTGTCGAGTATTCTTTAAAGTCTTTAGTAATGAATTAGCATAAGCGAGTTCTTTTTTATTCATCCCATTGAGAGCGCGCGGATTATGGGTATTCATATAATCGATAGCTTTTACACCATCAAGTTTGTCTTGAATTGTGCCGTAAATGATTCTGTCAGAAGTTTCTTTTTGCCATAGCGGGATTGCTACCATCTCACCCGCAATCGTTGCACCTACCAACCATTCGGGGCGTGAGTTCATTACTTTATCACCCATGGTTTTAGCTTCGTCTTGCGCATCGATTTGCTCTTGTATAAGCGCTTCTTTCGTATCTTTGTAGAAGTTGTTTTTCTCATCTCTTGTCAAGTCTTGTTGGGCGGTGAAATTGCCTGTGCTAATCATTTTGGCAATTTCTTTATTGCGCATGGCTTTAGTATTTCCTTTGCGCAACATCGCTTTGTATTCTTCACGCAACTTGAATGCTTGTGCATCGGTTAATGGCTTTCCATTCTCGTCACTCTTCTCAATTCTGGCATCCAAATCGGCCATGCTTTCAGGGGGATTGTCTCCTGTCATGTCTGATTTAAGATTCATGTAACCTTGTTGTGAAGCTTGTGTAATGGCTTGTGTGTCTCTGCCATACAGCTGCATCAAGTGAGCAAGACCTGCTTCTTTTTGCGCTACTGTTAATTTAAGTTTTTCATCATCCCAAAACTCTTTTATGTATTTTGCGCCGCCCTCTTCTCCTTCAGCGCCCACGGATTGTTTATAGTTATATTCAGCTAATCCATTGATAGCCATTTGTTCCATCTCAGCTAAGCCTTTGGTGTAATCCAAATTGCTCATTTGACCTGCTTTGACTAAGGCTTGATTTGTCGAATCTAGCTGCTGATACAAATCTTTAAATAATTCTCCTTGCCCATTTCTTGCATACTCTAGTAATTGTTTGCCACCATCATAGAGCATCGTTGCATGTGTATCTTGGAGTTGCTTTTCGCTCCATGTATTCAAATTTTGGGCTATCTTGATTTCATTGTTGGCTGCCGCCATTTTCAAGCGTAGCGCAACTTCCGGTTTATTTTCATCGGAAGTGTTAGCCAGTATGCCAGCTATCGTAGCGTCTTGTTGCTGAGCTAACATCTTGGGTGAGTCTGGATTTAGATTCTCTGGCTTTGAGGCTTCCATTAAGCCTACTGCTAAGGCTTTCTCGCCATTGAGCAGGTTCAGGCTGGTATCCATCTTGTTATAGGCTTCATTGTAAGCCGCTGTAGCTTTGGTAATACCTGGAGCTAGTTTTACCTTCTTGCCTTCTAATCGTTCCTTAGCGCCTTGTAACGCAGCCTTCTCGACCGCTGATTTGACGCTCAGATTTCCTGCAAACTCTGCCAATCCACCCATTGCGGTGCTAAATCTACTGTAGACATCTGTTTTGGGTAATGTCTGAGGGCTTTCCCTCGTTTCGCGTGGATTAACTTTGAACTCATTCGCCATTACATCTTCCCGCCTATTTTAGTAGCGGATTTACTGCTTGCATTTAGGTTGTAAGTGTTGCCGACATTCTGGCCAAAGCTGCTCAATAGTTGTAGGTCACGCAATCGGCGATCTCCATAGGCTTGGCCGCGTGATAGACTTCCACTAATCACTGCGTTCTCGCCTCTGCGCCTAATCGAGTTTTGATCTGCTAAATAGTTAGCATAGGATTCGACGCTGAACTGTTGCAGCATCGAGCCGCCTCCTCTGGCTCCCGCTAAGGCTATCTGAGTACCTACCGCCTGATTAAAGTTCCTCGTGCTCTCATAGGCCGATTCTGCCGCTGCTAGTTGAGCTGATTCTTGCTCATAGCCAATTCTAGCCACATCAAGCTTTTCTTGTTGCCTTGAGTCTCTCATGCCCAATGCCGTGAAGATTAACGCCGTTCCAATTCCTGCTTCTGCCATTAGAAGTCCACCTTGTAGCCTAGCCCTATGATCATGAATGGGTATGGGCCTGTTCTTGTTATGGGTATTTCCTCACGTGGGTCACGCGATGGGTAAGGGCTGATTTCCCAAAAATTTGTTTTCAATGTGAGCGGGATGTCAAGCATTGGCATACCAATCTGTAGTACCGGAATCTCTCTGCCAGCTACGATTAATCCTGCGCTTAGATAGAAGTCCACAAATAGCGATTGCACATACTTTGGTAGATATACATTAATTCCTGAGTTGAACTGAGCCACAGGAGGCATTGCTATGATTTGTGTAGGCGCATCTATGCCAACGATGAATGTTTGATTAGCAAAGTTTGGCCCCATATCAACGAAGCCCATGTTATCGACAAACTTAGGTCCGAATGCATGCCCCGCATGTACGTTGTATGTATTGAATGTTTGCAGCAATAACCAAACTTGTTGACCTGATAGAAATGTCAGGTTAGAAACGAGACCATTAGCATCTGCTGTTTCTGTATATACACTATCCAATAAGTACGCAAAATCAAGCTGCTCAAGATTGATTGTTTCTTGCTTGTCGCACGTGAGTTGCATCTCTATTGGTTCTACTGTCACCAATACATTATCTTGTCGTATTCTTATCCAAAACTTTCTATCAACATTATTGACTGTTTGGGGTGCCCAATCGATTACATCTGCAAATGTCCACTGAATAATCCCATCCTGTGTAAAGCCGTTGGTTGTATCAAAAGCGTTAAGCGGTATCCATGTATTGGTCTTGCTCAAGTATTCAAATACTGGCATTAGGCTTACATCTGCTGGTGTAGCCAATGACACGCCTACTGTCAAATAGGGCGCAGAATTTCCTATCAATAAGTATTCTAAATTTTTGTTATAAAGCGACACGTTTGTGACAGTATCATTACATTGGGATGTTATATCCGTGAATGCATTGAAAGCTATATTTGTTTTCCAAACTTGTTGGTTAGGTCCTACGCCTTGGGTTTGTCTTCTGATGAACAAATAGCATTGATTTCTGTTAGAACAAATATCTAAAAAGTCACCTTGCGTAGATTGTAATGTCCATGCTGAAACATTTTGATTCTGTAGTGTCTGATATGCTGCTAAAGTTCCGTCGCCATTCACCAAAAAGTAGTAATTTCCTTCTGCTATTACAGGATTATCATAGATAGCCGCCTCTCTTGGGCTTCTAATCAAATGAGGCGCTAACAAACTTGCTTCTGATGTTTCAAAACGTGACTGTAGCAAATCAAATGTGACCGAAAGCACTGTATTAGAGTTAAAGTTTACATACACTATTTGACTGTCAATAACATGCGCCAAACAATCGTTTGAGCCTTCCCTATTTTGCTCAATCAAGAATACATTAGCGGCTGTTAAAGGCGTGTCCGACAAGACGTTAGTTGAAAACACCGAGTTGGTGGTAATGGCTACTAATGAGGTAGAACCAACCATGTTTGTGACTTCATCTAACGAGTCCGAACCTAGCGAATAGGTGAACCCTTTATCGTCAGTTGCCTCGGTATCGTCAAAGTTATTGAATGTGAAAACGTTAGACGCAAATAAGGCATTCAGTAATGTTGGTGTATTAGCGTATATCAATCTGTTTTGATAGATAGTCCCAACTCTGGGCCATCCGCGGGCTGCACCAGGAATCGCGCCACCTCCGTTTCCCCATGCTGGTTCAGTGAGTAAACTTCTATCACCGCGTATTGGAGTCGTGTTAATGAAATCAGTGATTGTAAATCCACTAACGACGTTTGTTGAGGCGACCGCTGTAATGCGCAACACCCCGCCGTTCCCAACATACACACCCCCAATATGATTAGAAGTAAAAGGGGTGGCATTAGTCGCCGTAAGAGTGATATTCCCCGTGACAGCGCTGGGTGTGAACGTAACTGTTGGGCCAGTATATACAGCAATGCCCCCATCTTTTGAACTAAAGTCATATTGCGGTAACCATACAAAGGGTTGCGCCTCAATTGTCCAAGTCGCATCATTTGCCCCTCTTATAAGTTGATACGGTTGGGTCCCATGTTCAATAAATAAAGTCCTGTCGGGTGCTCTCACATACCGTATAAAGTCGACCTGAGAAACAGTCCATGGAACACCATCGGCAGGGTTAAGTGTAGCTACAATCACGCCATCTAAATAGATATCAATGCTGACCATATCTGTTGCGGGTGTATTGCTTTCTATGAAGGGCCTTAAAACAATTAGATACTGCTTAGCCTTTGAAAAACTGAACACCATAAACATAACGTGAGTTTCATCTGTAATGAGTGTGCCCATGCTATCAATAATGACATTAACAAAAGTCGTTCCAAAACGCTGTTTAATGCCGCCTTGTGGCACTACCAAAGCATTGCGTATTTTGCGTGCACCTTTATAGTAACCTTCAAAGTCTACGCGCGATATCAATAGGGGATCGAGTTCTCCCAAAGTGAACGTATTCTGAATTTGGCTTATAGGCATTACCAGCCAATCCCTGAATAACCACCAATACCAGCCCTGACCTGAATCCAAGGGTTATCCTGGATCGGATCTGATGGGTGATTCTGAGCATCTATATACAGAGCTAACGCTCTTACCTCGATCCTTTCTTCTTTCAACTTCTGTTCTAATTTTTCTGATTCTGCGACAGAGAATGCCAATAAGATCGCCAACTCGAATGCGGCATAATATCGGAAGTAAACAGGCCATTTAGAGACAGGTAATTGAGTACGGTACTCAAGTTTCATGGGGCTTTGACCTAGGGTATAGATTTGGTCCCCATAAATTTGGAATGCTTGCAGAGGGTCTACTCTAATGAGTGACAGAAAGTCTGCTGGTAGTTGCCACGCGAATTGCCAGTTTGCAAAATCTGGATTGAAGTTGGCAATAAGTTGCAATTGTCTTGTAATGACATTGAACCGCCAGTGTGGAGCTGACAGCAAATGAGGCGTTATCATGTCGAACATTTTCTTAGCTGATAACGCGAATATGCCGCCATCATCTAATGTTGTAAATGGCGCTTTACCGCAGAGCGTTGCTGCGTTGGAAATGATTTCAATTTCGGTTGTAGGGCCGGTAATCATGCAACCTCATTTTCTATAGTAAACAAAAGCTGATTCGGTTTGAAACGTGAGAATAGGTCCTATCACTTCAGGTGATATGGTTTCCAAGACCTTTATCATCGTTTCTACATCTTCAAAAACTTCATAATGTACGCCCGTGGTGCCTACATCATTTTTCTTGTGATACAAACAAACATACATACTCATTCATCCTTGAATGGGGAACCATTCGGAAAAACCGAACAGTTCCCAGTTTCTTTATAGTGTTGTAGTCACAGTCGCATACCATATATGCACATCTACGGTTGAGGTTCCCGTGTCGAAAGCGCCGGTCAAGTTGGACATGCAAATAGACTTATTGACGGTATCCACAGCGCCGCTGCTTGGGCATGCGCCTTGCAACATAAATGTGGAATCTGCTGCCCATGCAATCGCAACTGCAGCTGCCGCAGTCGCGCTGGCTCCAATTCCAGCCCCATGCACATCGGCGTCATACTGCAATCCGAAAACACCACCATTTGCGAACTGTGCTCCGCCATAATCGATTTCTAACATCACGCGATCGATAACATGTAATTTATTAGCGCCTGGCGCTGGAAGGATTTCAAATGGTGCGGCATACATGCCATTGAATTGAGCGGCTGTCATTGGCACTTTTAGGTATTGAATCGTAGTTACAGCAAGCTTGGAAGTATCGACCGCATTAGCTGCAAGTTTGCCTGTTGTAACGCCCAAATCTGCAAGGGCTGCCGTATCCACTGCGCCTGCTTGGATTTGACCTGCACCAATACCACCCGCGCCAATCGTTGCAATCGCGCCTATTAATACTTGTGGTGTAACTGCCAATACTTCATAAAATCCAGGGCCATCAGTAGCCTGCACATAGAGATTATCGTTAACGCGCAAAGAAGTCGCAAAGTCATCAAAGTATCCTGCTGCTTCAACCGCTGCCGCTGCATCTACATCTGTAAAATAACTGTAGAAAGCTGGTGCGTTTGAGTTAGCACCAGAGGAAGTTCTATTTACATTTTCTAATTCAAAAGCCATGTTAATTTGCTCCTAATTTGGTTACTGATTACGCAGTGATATCAATATGGATTTCTACGATACCTGTCGCATCGACTGCTACTGATTGCGCACTGAATAGTGAGTTCACAAGCCAGGAGGTTTTTTGTGGCACATAGTTGATTTCGGTGCGTTTGTCGATTCCTACGCCTATACCCATTGCTTGTTTAGCATACATAAAGCAAGTTCTATCGTTGCCTGCTAGTGGTAAGCCGCCTTCTAAGTTATCTGGGATGACGATGAACGTAACTCCCATGATCGAGAGTTTGCTAAAGCCGTCTTCAGTCAAAGGTTTACGGTCAACGAAGAACGCATTGGTTAGCTGTGCTTGTTGCAGGAGTTGTTCTTCTGCGAACGCATCGATAACGCAATAGATGTCTTTCGTAGCCGCTTGTCTGCGAAGGTCACGGAAGGCTGAGAGAAAGGTTACATAGTTGAAGCCTGTGCCTACAACGAATGGGATTACATTAGCTGTACCAGAGGCCGCTAAAGCGTCAATAATCATCTGGTCGCAACGTCGACCAATGGCCATACCTGAGCACTTAACTAGCTCAAATCTGTCATCCCAATTGATCTTTTGTTGCGCGAAAATATCGGTGTATTCAGGTGCAACCCAATCTTCTAAGTTGGCTGAGACTGGTGTGTACTGAACATTCATAGGAACTACATCAGACTGGAAAGGCTTTTGATTTGCCATTCCTTTGCCCATGACGGGGAACACTACTGTTTTACCAACAACGTTGGATTTGTAGCGTACTGATTCTTTTAATTGAAAACCCTCGGACTGGAATACTTGATGTACGTCCGATTCAAACTGGGTAATAAACACATTAGGTAAATTGACAGACATGGTTGCACCTCGGCAAAGATAATTTGCAATAAAAAACTACGGTTCTTTATTGGGTATCCTGCTGAGTCCATGCGGGGCGCTTACGCGGTATCCCAGACCAATCAGGGCCAATGGGTTTACATCAGCCTAGGTGTCCTTTCGGGCTAGGTGCCAAAATGCCCTCGTGTCGTGCGAGTGTCGAATCCGCTTTACCCGTGAGCATTCCTGCAATTTTAATATACTCTGACTAAATCAATCTGACAACTACCCTCGCATTGATTGCTCTCGGTTGTCAGCTTCCTCCCAACGACGGGCGATTTCAGAGCGATAGGCTTCATCATTCTGGTATTGTTTCCAGTTTTTGTTTTTCTCGGCTTCTATTGCTTTGACTGTTTCATAACTATGTCGGGATTCAAACTGATTTGCTGTAGGGGCAACAGAGTTTGCTCTCCCAGCCCTTATCATATCGAGGGCTTTGATATCCTTGCCGGACAACGACCATTCTTTGATTGATTCCTGCACTTCGGGGCTGAAGTTCTTTGCCCAATTCGCTACACGGTCTACTACTTCCTTACTACCAGCCTCTCGCACGATTTCTTCTTGCGATTTAGCCGCCATCGAGTTACCTATTTCGGCAAACTTAGATGCCATCTTTTCAAAACCTTGTTGATCTAAATTCATTTCCTTGAAAGTATCCGTAAACCCCTGAAGTATGGGCGATGCTTTGTCGATACCCTCCGGAAGGTTGTCAAAGGAATAAGCTTCTGGCGCTCCTTTGAATGCCCCAAACCTTTTAAGCGCCTCTGGAAGCGCTCTGGCCTGCTCTGCTACGGATTTGTACTTCTCAAGTAAGTATTCGGGTTTATCGCCTTCGCCTTTAATACCATCAGCCCACATCCAAGCGGGTGACTCTGAAGTAAGGGTAGCTTCAGTGGCGACTTCAGTTGGGGTTGTTTTAACTTCAGTTGTGGTTGTAACCGCTGAAGCTGCTTCTTCTTTAGGCGCAAACGCCCCCAATTCTGACTTACTGAAATTGCTGGTCTCTGGTCCTCCGACCACTTCTATATCTACTGATTCTGACATAGGCTTACTTCTCCTTGCTTCCTAGCAGTTGCGCTGACATATAGCGATTAAATTCATTTTCTTCCTTGGCGAACATCTCAATAGCCCTTAATAAAGAGTTTTGCCCCTCCCTGAATCGACAATAGGCTGCTGGGTATTCCGGGCTGGCGACTGGGTTCTTGAGCATGTAATAAACTTTCATGGCTTCTAACCATTCCTTGCCAGCTTTTCCGCTTAATAGCTTAAGTGTCAATTCCCGTAGATTCTTAATATCTTTGGGTATTAGCTGCTTCATTTGCTCGGCTGTTAACTCAGGCTGCTTGTTGCTGGGTCCCTGCATTTTTCATTGCTCCTTGCTTTTGTTCCATTTCCATTTGTTGCTTTTGTTGTTGCTGCGCTTGTTTTTCAAGTTCCGCCATTATCTTTTTTATTTCCACTTCTGAACGAATGAGAGGCATATATACATTTAGATTCTCACCAAAGAACTTGGGTAGCATTGTAACGTTGATAGGTATGAGCGCTTTCTCTGGGCCAACGATTGCCGCCATATGTTGGAAGAAAAGCATAAATTGATTAACATCAAGCTGACCTTTGCCAAGGCTTAGCGGTGTTGTGAACTTCACATCTACAACTTTTCCGTTTACCTCAAACGGTGCAATCAATCCTTTCTTTTTCAGAATCCAAAGTATGCGCTTGATCAATGGGAAAAATAGTTCTCTTTGAAGTCTAGCAAATGAAGCTGCCGCATCTTCTACCATTTCATTTTGACGGATAGCAACCTCAGTCGCTGTAAGTTCTGGCGCGTCTTCAATCGGTCCTAGACTTGTGTTAAACATCAGCTTATCAATTTGAGCCCTCAAATCGTTAAGCACAATAGCACCAAAACCCACATCACCTGCCTTGGGTAATGGCACGATAGGAAGCTGACCGCCTGCCGCAATAGGATTGACGGGAATGATGGTGTTTGCAGCTAGCTTAAAGGTGTATGGATTGAAAAGGCCATCGCTGAACCCCAGGTAAATAGGCTTCGCCATGAGGTCGGCTGCCATGATTTCATCTTCCATAACCTTATTGATAGTGGCTGCCGATGGGAATGCATCAAG